CTAATAAGTGTTCCTGTTTTTGGTGCTGGTCGCTTCTGCGCTGGTTTGATCATACGAGATTTAGTTTTCGTCATGTTTACACAATAAAGGCAGGCTCTCAAAGTCAGTGAGAGACATCATCTGTGATACGGAGGGAACGTGTACGTGCGACCTTATGTGTTCCTCCAAGGCGACCTGCTCGTCGGGGGTGATCCCAAAAGCCGCCCAGAACTGATAGCGGGTTTGCGCGGACGGTTGCGCGTACCCCCTATCCATGCGCCGCGCCATGAACTCGAAGCCTGAGGACTCATCCCCAAAGCCTTGAACCCCGCGCGAACCCTTTCCAAGGGTCGTTAGCCGCATGTAGAAATCCTGGACGACTGGAACACCACCCGCGAGCCTTAGCCCACACTGTCCTACAGATTTGGCCCAGGCGTTGAACGTGGGGACCGGATTGGAGAGGTCGGGTTTGAGGTTTATCGCGTCTTTCGCCAGCGACACGAAGGGATCGCGGACCATCGTCCACTTCCCATTCACCTCTATCGGCTTGGTCTGACAGAACTCGATGTGATTGATGTCATAAACAGGCTCTTCCACTTTCATGTTGAAGCCCATTTCCAAAAACCACTTGTCGAGACCCTGCATAAACTTAGCCTGATCCTTCCTCTCCATGAACACGACGCAGTCATCGCCATTATTGACTAGACTGCACCGTATACCCAGCCCCTGCGTGTACGCCCAAACCAGGGCGCACATTAACAAACAGTTACCCAATGCCGTATTCATGTCCCCTGACATGCGACACCCGTCGATACTATACCGCACGGCACCCTCAGGTGTATAGGCAACGCCTTTATTTTTAATCTGCCACGTAAGTAACCTCCTAAGCTCTGCGTCATTGAAGATGGCATTGTATACACTGTGTTCCCATTGCAGGGCTTCGACGGAGACGTGCTGATCGAAGCGAGAGGCATCTAAGCCTATCGCGACGGGGTCTCCAAATTCACCCATTTTTGAAACGATGTGTTCCGCCACCTCCTCTGCATTATAGCCTTTCATCACAGTAGGGCCTCCCCACACCCGTGCTATGGCCGCATACACGGGGTGCTCTACTGCCTTGAGAAATCTTCCCACACTTGCGTTGTACCGCGCGCTCCTCGGCTGAATAACGCGCGGCGCTGGATCAGGCTTCATCGATATATTAATTTTCTCAGCCTTAACAAACGTCTGTAACTCGGCGTCTCGTTGTGTAACGTCCTCCGTCTGAAGAGAAGCGACAGCTTCCTGGACTCTGCGCTGCTTGGCCCCCCTATACGAGAGAATTAACTCATCGTATGACCAGGGGAGGCAAGTGATGCGCGCCAGTAACTTGGACCGAAATTGGCCCAGCCGAGCGTAGGCGCCTGCCGCGGGCTTGGGGGTTGGGGTGAGCACGCCCTTCTTCTCGACGCCAAACACCCTTTCCCTCAACCCGCGCAGCACATTGACAAGGTTGTGATCATGCACGCCGAATACATACGACGAGCAGAGTCCGGACAACCTTATAAACCGGCGAGACTTAGGGACACCCTCCGTGGGAGAAACCGCAAGAGCCACCTTAAACGGCAAGTCGCGAACGACTGCAGTAGTGAACCCCTCTCCCACGCGAAGGCACCCCTATTGGGCAGTGGAGGACCCGCCCCACCCGAATAAACGAGCGAGCAGGCCCTGACGACCAATGGCATAATACTTAGCCTTTGCTTCCTCAACAGCTGGGCTAAATCGGAGGCGCCGGGCATTGCACTCCGCACGAGTGGGAATAAACAAACTCTCCACCACGTACGGGTACACCCCAACCACCTCATCCGCGCCGTCCAGATCCTTCTCTCTGGCATTGTCGGCAACCATCTTCGTCCTTACCCATTTGGAGGCCATTAACCGATTGGCCTCCGTGTCCCGTAAAAGCCCGAACTTCTCTCGGGCTAGCTTGCTATATTTCCGAACCACATGGCTATTCCCGCGATTGTAATAGCGGGCGCGGGGTCGTCCATCGACTTCCCCGACTCCATCAAAGTCAGCCTCCACAGCCTCCAGCAACTGGCGGGCTTCAAGGGCTTCCCTGGCCGAATCAGCTAAGCGTGCACTCCGGGCTCGGATACCCAGGTGCAGAACCGTTAACACAATGAGGATGATGCAAAGAGCTGCGGTAACTTGGCAGTTAAACATCTTGTGCGAAACACGTGGTCAACGTGGGTTGCCAATACTTTAG